CGTTGACGATGAACACCATGCCGACCATATCGATCTCGATTTCGGTCCGGCCGTTGATGCTGAGCTTGTAGTAGCTGGCGGTGGTCTTCACGCTGAACTCGGTGTCATCGCCGACCTTGCCGGTGCCCGCATCGATCTCGCTGTGGCGACCGCGGATGACGATCTCCACCGCGTCCACATCAGCAGCGTCCTCGCGCTGGTAGGCGCCAGCGAAGCGCAGCTGCACGGCGTTGTGTTGCACCGCGCCGTACTGGCGCAGCACGTCGCGCATCAGGCCGCCGCACTTCCATTCGGCTTCGATCTTCTCCTGACCCAGGTCGATGTCGATGGGGCCGAGCATGCCGCCTGCGCGATACTCCTCCATCTTGCGGGTCAGGGTGGGCAGTTTGAACTCGGTGACCTGGCCGATGTAGCTGGCGCCGTCGTTGAACAGGTTGAGGTTCTTGAGCTTGTTGGGCATGGACATAAGAAGGGTTCCTCAGAACGGCATCAGCCGTTGATGCGGGCGGGGAAGTCGGCGAAGTAGCGGTCGGTGATGCGCTGGTTCAACAGCAGGTTCTCCAGCGGCGGGACCGGTGTGTAGTCGTAATCGATAGCCAACTTGCCGTCCTTCAACTGGCTGGCCGCGTTGGCGCCTTCGTCGTACCAGGCACTGGCACCGAGCAGGTAGCCGGCGTTGACCAGCTCGCGGAACTTGGCGTTGATGCTTTCGAGCATGTCGCGGATCAGTGAGGGATGCAGCGGCTTGTCGATGTAGACCAGCTGGGCTTCGGCGATGGTGTCGGCCAGGATCTGCGCGCTGCGCGTGGCCGTCTCGAAGGCAAACAGCGGATCATCGCTGCAGGTCCGCGAGCCCCAGAACTTGTAGCCGTTGGAGTTGATGAGCGTGGTGATATCGGCGGCGTTGAGCATGCCGGCATCGGTAGCGGGGTCCTGCAGATCCCAGTGCACGTCGCGGCTGATACCGGTCACACCAGCAACGGCGACGTTGGAGATGGATTTGTGCCAGCCCTGCTGCTCATCGAGCATCGCGCGCAGGCCGAGCGCACGGGCCGTGGCGAACGCCATGCCGCTGGTCGCATCGGCGGTGTTGAACGCCACGAAGTCGGGATAGATCAGCATCAGCTCGCGCTGGCTGAACTGCTCGCGGTAGGCGATGGCTTCGGTAACCGATGCGCTGGCCGCGCAGCTGACATATGCCATGGCGCGCAGCTTCTTGGCGATCACGGCCAGGGCGCCCGACACGGGTTGGGTATCCAGACCCGGCGCGCCCAGGATGCGCGGACGCACACCCACCTGGGCCTCGGCAACGAGCAGGGCCTGCATGCCGGTGTAGGTGGCGCCGTCCTTCTTGCCGATCACGTTGGCGGTCGTGGCGCTGTCGTCGGTGCCTTCGGCGACGCGGACCACGACGGTGATGGCGTTGGCCTGATCGGCAATGGCCTGCAGGGTGGCGCGCAGCGTGCCGCCGGTGCCGGCCTTGCCGATGGCGCCCAGCGCGTCGGTGAGCAGCACCGGACGGTCGAGCGGGAACAGAGCAGCATCGGCGTCCTGCGCGGTGCACACCACGCCAATGACGGCGGTGGCGACGGTGCGGATCGGTCGGATGCCGCCGTTGATTTCGATGACGCGTACGCCGTGATGGTAATCAGTGGCCATGGGTGACTCCTGCGGTTAGGGGGTGCGGAAGCGAAGCGGTACGGAGAGGCGGGTGGTGCGGGAGGCACCGGTGGGCACGGCGCGCTGGCCATCCAGATCCAGCACGAACGTGCCGGGCGCCTGGCCGCGCGAGAGGGTGATGCGACTGAGGCGCAGCCGTGGCTCCCAGCGCATAAGCGCAGTGGCCGTGGCGCCATACAGACGCAGGCGGGTGGCGTCGTTGAACGGCTGATCGATCAGCTCCGGCAGCAGCGAACCGTAGTCGCGGCGCTGGATGCGCGAGCCAATGGGCGTGGTGAGGATGTCGGCGATGGACTGCCGAAGGTGGGCGTCATCGTCAGCGAACGATCCGGCGCGGGCGTCCATGCCGATCATGCCGGCGGGCCCGAGGTTCCGCCGCCGGGCTGCACGGCGCCGTGCTTATGCTGCTTGAGGCTGATCCCGCCACCCACCACGTCCTCGGACACCTCTGCCTTGCCGGTGATCGTCACCTGACCGGTGATGGCGGTATCGCCGTTGATGGTCACCGGGCCGGTAATGCTCACACCGCCGTCGGCCGTGATGGCCACCGTGCCGCCGGCAGGCAGGACTGCGGCGAGCGCATGGGCCGCGCTGTCGTAGCTGAGCGCCGCGCCGTCCTTGAACTGGACCAGCACCACGTCGGCGCTGCTGGACGGCGCCGGGAACTGTGCACAGTACAGACCGCGCACGGCGACGGCATTGGCCAGGTCACCGTCGCCGCACAGCAGCTTCACCTGTTCGCCTATGCTCGGCGGGGCCCACACGCTCAGCTCGCCGGCGGCAGGCGTCAGCCACGGAATGAAGTCGCTGTGCGCTTCGCCGGTCTGCACACGGCATAGTTGGCGGGCGTGATCGACTTCCGACACCACGCCGTCGCGTAGCAGGTTGTTGATCTGTTGGGGCAGGGCGCTATCCATGCCCCCATGCTCGGTGCTGGCCCTCGCGCGCGCACGTAGCGGGACACGTAGGACGCCACGTTACAACTGCGCGCCGCGCAGCTACTGAATCGGGCCCCCGCCGTCGCCGCGCGAGTGCGTCGCGCTCAGGAACACGTCATCGCGGGTCGCCATGATGACGCCCGTACTGGCGCGCCGGATCTGGATACGCAGTTGGCAGGATGCGCTGCCCATCACCACGTCGAAGCCACAGTACCGGTCGGTGCCCAGGTTCAGCCATTGGCCGGTCCCGCTCGGGTTCGCGTCGCCGCCGAGCTTGGTGTAAAGGATCTCGAAGTTGCTGGCAACGCCCTTGATGAGCCACGGTCCGAAAGTGCGTGTGATCGCGTTCGGGTTATTCGTCCAGTTCTGCACCATGCCATCGGCGCGGAAGCTGAAAGCAGCGTGGCCGTTGGGCGCCTGATTGCTGCCCGTTGAACCGCTGACGCTGGGGTTAGGGATCTGCACAGCATCGTACTGCGCCGTGCCCTTGGCCGCCCACAGGTTGGACACATCCAGCCCGCCGACGCGGTGGCCCACATCGGGGCGTTTGCTGCCGTACTGAATGTGGGCATACCGCGTGCTTAGGTCGGCCCCGCCAACGCGGCGCCAAGCCGGTTGGGAGGTCGGCCCCTCGACGTAAGGGTCGAACAGATCATCGAAGTCCAGGCCACCACTGCGAAATCCACTAGGCATGTCAGCCGTCCTCCCTCAGTGCGCGAACCTCCGCCGCAAGCTCTTGGATGGCCTTTGCCATCACGGGCAGCAACTGATCCAGTTTGATTGACGCCACGCGCTCGCCGTTGAATTCGACGCCCTCCAGGTCCACGGCTTCCGGCACCAGCTCGGCCAGCTGCTCGGCGACGAAGAACAGGCGGCGACGGCCGTCGCTGTTGTATTCCGGCTTGTAGCGGCCTGCGGCCAACTCCATGTGTTCGACGGTCGCGAGGCCATACGGCACCGGCCCTTCGATGTCCTTCAGCTTGATCGAAGAGCCGAAGTCGTAACCACCATTGCACGTAATGGCGCCATTGTTGCCGAACCCGAAATTACCACTGCCCTTGCCGGTCACGATGTTAATCGTGCTATTCCCTTCGAATTGAACAAAGGAGATAGTGTCTAAATCAACTACGCGTCCGAATCGCCACGCTGCCTTGTCCCAGCCGTTGCCTGCGGTGCTTCGGTAGACCTGCGTGTCCAGCTTGTCATCGTTCCCGGTGTTTGCGGTAAGGCGCTGAATGATCCCGCCAGCGTACAAGGTATTCCCCACTGCCCCGAAGTCAGTGCGGACCTGCAGTGCTGAATTTACGATGGTCGCGGCGCGCAAGTGCATATTCCCATTGCGAACGTCCTGCGACAGGTTCTGACGCGCATCGAGGTAGACATTCCCCGAACCGTCATATGCAGTTCGCAGGCCGGCACCCGTTGCGTTGATGCCCGCCTTGAATTCGGCGTGCACGGACAGGGCGCCGGTCATCGTATCGCCGGCCCTGCTCAGCTTCGCAGCCGGGTCAAAGTTGCCGCTTGTCCAGATCGCGCCACCGGCTGAGAGAGTGGCCGAGTAGCCGCCCGCCGAATTGGTGAAGTCGAAGTAGGCGCCGTTCTTCTGGATGAACGAACCGGTGTCTCCGAGCATCAGCACGCCGTTGCTGGCGATGCCGTTCCACCCATAAGAGCGTAGCGCGGCGCCGTTGACCGCGAGCGTTCCGGTGAAAGTGTCGCCGGTGCGGTTCGTCTTGCGGGCGAGTTCGTCGGCCAGGCCAGCAACCTCAGAAATGAGGTGTCCGTGCTGCGCAGGCGGGAAGCTGCTGGGCAGCCCGACGAAGTTGCGCCAGTCCAGGTAGTAGTCGCCGTGTGCGCCGTCGAGCTTGTCGGCGTCCAGACCGTTACCCGCGCCCTCATCGCGGACCGCCGCGGATTTCAAACCCAGCTCGGCGCGGAAGATTGCGGCGGTGGCCACACTCAGCAGCTTCTTCACGAAAATGCTTGGGGCGCCGTCGCCGAAGCGGCTATTGATGTAGCCGGCCAAGCCACGCGGAGTGATCGCGGTGGTGTGGTCGCTGCCGGTGTCGGCCTCCTGCTCGGTGGCCAGGCGCACTACGCCCATCTGTGTGGTGGAAGCGGGCGGGTTGATGAAATCGATATCCCCCACCTCGATGCTGGTGGCGGTGATCTTGGCGAAGCGGATATCGGTGGCCAGCAGCAGAGTGGCCGCTGCGGCCTTCTCCATGATCGGCGTTGCCTGCGAATAGACGGCGAACAGCGTGCCGTCCTGCAGGTACAGGCCAAAGCCGCGCAGCGTGTAGGTATCGGCGCTATCGTCGCGCACATTGAGGTGCAGGGTGTCGTCTGCCACGGCCTTGCCACCGAAGGTGGTCAGACGTTTCGCTTCGCCTGGTACGGTCGCGCCGAGGGTGGCCACGTCGAAGTGCTGGGCGGTCAGCCCAACATGGGTGAGCTTGACCGGCGCCGTGCCAGTGTTCTCCGCGTTGACGATGGCGGCGAAACCGGCCGGGGTGATGGTGATCTGTGGCACGGGCATGGGGTGTGTCCTACGGTTCGCTGGCCGCCAGCTGCAGGCGGGAAGTGGTGAGTACGCGGGCCACGCCCAGCACGCCGATGGCGCCCTCGGTGTTGATGCCCTGGGTAAAGCTGTAGTGCGATCTGACCGGCTTGGCTCGATCCACTGCCGCCATCACTTGGTCGATAAATTCTGCGGTCGCGTCCTGGCCACCTTGACCGCTGAGGGTCAGCAGTAGCTCGAAGGTGTGTGGCTGGCCGGGCGGGTCCATCTGCCACCACTCGCGCAGCTGCACCTGTCCACCGAAGCTGGCCACCACGTCGGCGATGCTCTGGGCGGTGCCCTTGTGGCGCTGGATCTGGAACGAACTGGCAATGCGTGCCCGCTTGATCTGCTCAGGCCAATCGCTGCTCCACGTGTCTACCGAGACCGTCCACGCCAGAAACGGCAGGAATTCGGCCGGGCACGTCCATGGGTTCCACAGGCGGTGGTGGACCATGGGAATGCCCTGCAGCTGGGCGTCGGCGCGCTCCACCGCGCGTTCCAGGGCGCTGGCGTTGGGTGGCAGCAGGGAACGTGACTCAGTCATTGGTGCCCACGTGGTCGATCACCACGGCGGTGCAGAACGCAGCGCTTTGCCGGTTCAGTGCGATATCTGCCGCAGGGCTGTCCAGCTGCACGCGCTGAACACCCTCGACGTGCAGTGCGGAGAAGAGCGCCGACAGGGGAACGTCGCGGCCTAGCCGCTGGGACTGGCTCAGGAACAGGCGCACGCGCCGTTGGGCCTCGGCCAGCACCAGGGCACTGTCAGGGCCATTGAAGGTGGTGAGCTTGGCACGGATCTCGTAAGGCACCACTACGGCCGCAGTGACCGTCACGTGGTCGGTGAGCGGACGTACGTTGCCGTTGAGCAGCGCCGTTTCCACTGTAGCCAGCAGCTGCGCGCTCGGCCTGCCGTCGCCCTCGCGGGAAAGCACTGTCACCACCACTTCCCCCGGCGATGGGCTGTCCACGCTCGCATCGAGCACGGCCACGTCGGCAGACAGGGTGTGGAAGATGTACGCACCTTCGGGGCCAGCGACCGACAGGCCCTCCGGCGCCAGCTGGATGCGGCGTCGGAAATCGGCATCGCTCTCGTAGACCGCCGGCGTTCCTGCATCGAGATCGGCTGGGGTAATCAGCTTGCGCTGCACGCCGTACGGTACGGCGAGGTTGTCCAAATCGCCGCCCTCTGAATAGGGCAGCAGCAAGCCGCGTGCGCGCTGGTTGAACTGCTCACGCAGCAGCACCTCGCGGTACGCGCTGGCCTGCAGGATCTTCACAACTGGGTCGGATTCGACCACGGCGGTGTATTCCGGGCACAGGCGCCGGAACTCGGCCAGACGCTCGGCGTAGATCGCCTCGAAGGTGCGCTGCTCGAAGATATCGGGCGCGGGCAGCTTATCGACTTCGATGGCGGTAAATGTGGACACGTCGGCACCGGCTGGGGGATGCGTTTCAGCTTCCCATCGCGCGCGCGCGAGGCCAGCACTACCGAGTTGTAAAGCGGG